ACCGGCTCTGCATACCTGAAGGCGGGCGAATATACCCGCGCTCAGATTAACTTTGAAAACAGCGCGTTTGCTAACCTTGCATACGGCGCTCTATTTGACTTGAGCAACGGGACTATTGTTGCAACTACTGCGTCAACAACTGCCACTATTACCAATGCCGGAAACGGTTGGTATCGCTGCACAGTCACGGCAACTTCTGACGCAGACGGCGGAAACTATGTTTTTGTGGTTTCGCCAAAGCCGGCAACCCAAACGACTTTCGGAGCCACTTACACCCCTGTCTCGGTCGGTTTGGGCGTATTCCTCTACGGTGCGCAGGTTGAAGCCGGTGCATTCGCCACCAGCTACATCCCCACCGTAGCCTCCACGGTCACACGCGCGGCTGACGTTGCGTCGATGACGGGTACGAACTTCTCAAGCTGGTACAACCAGAGCGAGGGGACGATTATCCCGCAGTTTGTTGCCACTACAACGGGCCGCAACTCAACGGGCGGTAGCGACTTCCCGTTTGTGTACGACATTGACAGCGCAGCAGCGTCTAACTCCAGTCATCAGCTACTCTTGTCTGCTGGTTACGGCCCCGGTTGGAACGAGGGTACTGCTATTCTCGGTGTCTCTCAGGTGTCGTTCCAAGATGCAATGACCCTTGGAAACACCAGCGTCCGCAAGATTGCATATGCCTACCAGACAAACAATTTTGCCGGATGCGCAAACGGCGGCACGGTATTAACCGACACATCAGGCACTCTGCCCTCCCCCGACCGGATGAGTATTGGCAACCAGAACGCCGTTGGCTCAAATGTCTTCACGGGCTACATCCGCACCCTTACCTACTACCCCTCCCGCCTCACCAACGCGCAGCTACAGGCATTGACCGCATGATCGACCTGTATCTCATGACCGCCACCGAAGCCGAGATGACTGCCGCGCTGCTGGCTGCGGGTGTCATTGACGATGAAGGCAACCCGGTGTCTGGCGTGTCGCTCGATCACATCGGGCCATTCAGCCGCGTGACGGGCTACGACAAGGCCGACGAGCCTATCGTGGTGGACTACCCCGGCTGGCACACCAATCTGCGCGGCAGCTTCAGCGACGAGCAGCTTGCCGAGTTGACACCGTTGAGCGTCGAGCCAACAGTTCCCCATCGCGTGTGGGCATAGGAGAGTAATATGCGACCGAGCCGAGGTATGGGCGATATGAAAGCGTCAAAGATGAAAAATATGGCCAAGGGCGGTCAGCCCAAGCTTGACATTTCTAAAGCTATCAAGAAGCCCGGTGCCCTGCGGTCGGCCCTTGGGGCTAAGAAGGGTGAGCCGATTCCAGCGAAGAAGCTGGAAAAGGCCACTAAGGCTCCCGGTAAGCTCGGACAACGCGCTCGTTTTGCAGAAATGCTAAAAGGCTTCAAGAAGGGTAAGTAAGATGGCTAAAGGTGGTTCGCCCATGGGCGGCGGCGGCTTCGGCGGTCAGCAACAAGGCGGCTTTGGCGGTCAGCAACAAGGCGGCTTTGGCGGTCAGCAACAAGGTGGCTACGGCGGCGGCTTTGGCGGTATGCTAGGGCAGAGTAGCGGTGGGTTCCAGCCCTCCCGCCAGAACTTTAACCAGATGCCCCAGCAGCAGCAGAACTTCGGCGGCTTTGATGGTGGCTACGGCATGCCTCAGCAGCAGCAGAACTTCGGCGGCTTTGGTGGCGGCTATAATATGTCCCAGCAGTACACTGATGACGGTAGCGGTTATGGCGGCGGCTACGGTATGCCCCAGCAGCTTCAGCAGTTCCAGCAGCAGGCGCGTCAGTATCAGCAGCCCATGCAGCGGTTCCAGCAGCCTCAGCGGTTTCAGCAGCAGCGTCAGTATCAGCAGCCTCAGCGGTTCCAGCAGCAGATGCCCCAGACGGATATGGTAAGCAACGCCGCGATGCCCCAACAGGGCTTTGGTGGCTATGGCCCCGGTGTCGCCAACTACGGCGGCGGTGCTCCGCAGCAGGACTTCGGTCCCTCTCAAGCTGCGGCCCAGAACGCTGCTCTACAGAACATGGGTATGCGCCAGTCAGACGGTGGTATGGACGCGGGCATGGGTGAAGCTAACCGGATATCTGCTGAACGGAATATGGCAGAACGCGCAGCGCGAGCGAATCAACCTCCTGCAAGTATGCAAGACCTTTTTAACGCGCTTCGAAGTCAGCAGAGCGGTATATCAGGTAGTGGTTCGCAGCAGATAGCACAGCAATCCCAGATGCCACCCGCACCCAACATGAATCAGACTTTCCCTGAAGATCAACGTATGCAGTTTATGCGTATGATGCAGCAGACGAACTTTAGTGGTGGGCGACCCTATGGACGCAGCGAGTACACACAGAGGTACTAATGGCCCGGTCAGATGAACCCAAGTGGAAACGCATTGTCGCCAGTGTTAAAGCTGGCGGCAAAGGCGGCAATCCGGGTCAATGGTCTGCTCGTAAGGCTCAGCTTGCAACGCAGCAGTACAAGAAAACTGGTGGCAGTTATAGCGGCCCTAAGACGGAAGCGCAGAAGTCCTTGTCTAAGTGGACCAAGGAGGACTGGGGTACTAAGTCTGGCAAACCCTCCACGCAGGGTTCCAAAGCTACCGGCGAAAGGTACTTGCCGAAGAAAGCAAGGCAGGCACTGACATCCAGCGAATACTCTGCTACAACCAAGGCGAAACGCGAAGGCACCGCTGCGGGTAAGCAGTTCACGAAGCAGCCCAAGGCCATAGCTGAAAAGACTGCGAAATTTAGATGACCACATCCGGCACCTCCACATTCAACCTAAACTTAAACGAACTCGTAGAAGAGGCGTTTGAGCGTTGTGGTGCCGAGCTTCGGTCTGGTTACGACCTGCGTACCGCCCGTCGTAGTCTCAACCTACTCACCATCGAGTGGGCAAACCGTGGTATCAACCTGTGGACTGTCGAGCAGGGGTCGATCCCCATGGTACAGGAACAGATTGTCTATGACCTGCCAGTAGATACGATTGACCTGTTCGACCAAGTCATCCGCACACAGTCGGGACAGCAGGGGCAGACGGACATCAACATCAGCCGTATCAGCGCCGATACCTACATCACGATCCCGAACAAGAACGCTCAGGGTCGTCCCATTCAGGTATGGATCAACCGTCAGTCAGGTGCGAGCTATCCGGTTACTGGCGCGAAGCCGCCGCAGATCAACGTGTGGCCTGCCCCGGATCAGAGCAACTACTACATCTTCTTCTACTACCGTCTGCGCCGCATTCAGGATGCCGGTAGCGGTATCACGACACAGGACATCCCGTTTCGCTTCTTGCCGTGCATGGTGGCTGGTCTGGCGTATCATCTGTCGAAGAAGATTCCCGGCGCGCTTGAGCGTACTCAGATGCTCAAGATGGAGTACGAAGAGTTGTGGCAGCAAGCCGCTGACGAGGACCGCGAAAAAGCCCCGCTGCGTATCGCGCCGCGACAGATGTTCTACTAGGGGGGTCTGTGCCAAATAGATTTGCCTCTGGTAAGTGGGCTATCTCGGAGTGCGACCGCTGTGGTCAGCGCTATAAGCTGAAGCGTCTTCGTAGCCTTGTCATCAAGACGAAGAACGTCAACATCCTCGTGTGCCCGGAATGCTGGGAACCAGATCAGCCGCAGCTTCAGCTTGGTATGTACCCGGTTGATGATCCTCAAGCGCTGCGTAACCCCCGCCCTGACGTCAGCTATTATCAGTCTGGACTCAATATAAACGGTAACCCCAGTGACGGTAGCCGTATAATTCAGTGGGGATGGAACCCAATTGGGTTTAGTAATCCTCTGGGTTTATCTGGGCTTCCAGATACGCTATTAGCAACTGGTCAAGTAGGGACCGTAACGATTACGATAGGGAGTTAGCAATGGACAAGAAAGACCTAAAGCAGGACAAGGCTACCGCAGCGGTGGCTGTTCACAAGCACGAGCGCGCGAAGCACAAGGGTGCACCGCTGACTAAGCTCGCCAAGGGCGGTAAGACCAACGCACAGATGCTGGCCATGGGCCGTGGCCTTGCGAAGGTTGCAAACCAGAAGAAATCAGTCCGCAAGGTTCCTAAGGACATGGGGAAGGTCGATAAAAATGGCTAAGTTCAGCATGAAGGTAGGTGGCAACGAAGTTGGCCCTGCCAGCGTCTACGCCAAGCCCCATACGATGTCCGGCGGCACTGAGATCAGTCTCGGTAACAACGGCTATCCGAACAACGTGGCTAACACCCAGACCGAACGTACCCGTGGTACCAAGAATACCACTCGGGGTTACGGACATAGCAAGAAGATGGGCTGATGGACTACGCTGCTCTGTTCGAGACCATCAAGGGATACGTCGAAAACGACTTCCCTAATACCTCGTGGACCGACTCTACTGGGTCGGGTACGGTGACGTTGACGTCTACCGAACAGATCAACACGTTCATCGAACAAGCCGAGCAGCGAATCTTCAATACGGTTCAGCTTCTGGACCTACGGAAGAACGTGACTGGCAACTGCACAGTCAGCAACAAGTACCTCTCGGTGCCTTCCGACTGGCTGGCTAACTTCTCTATTGCTGTGATCGACGGCAGTGGTAACTATGAGTATCTGCTCAACAAGGATGTGAACTTCATCCGGCAGGCGTTTCCAAATCCCAACGATACGGGTCTCCCGTATTGCTACGCCTACTTTGACGAGAACTCGTACATCCTCGGCCCTACGCCTGATGCCAGCTACGCAGTGGAGCTACATTACTTCTATTACCCACCGTCCATCGTGACGGCTGGTACGTCGTGGCTTGGAGATAACTTCGACAGCGTGTTACTCTATGGCTCTCTGCTTGAGGCTTACACCTTTATGAAGGGTGAGCAGGATGTTATAGCCGGTTACCAGAAGCGCTACGATGAAGCGCTGGGTATGCTCAAGCAGCTTAGCGAAGGCAAGAATCGTCAGGATATGTATCGCAGCGGGCAAGCTCGCTATCCAGTGGGGTAATATGTTCAATCTCGCAACAGGTAACGTCGGTAGTGTTATGGTGATGGCCACTGAAGGGCGTGGTTTCACGCCTGAGGAAATTGCCGAACGCGCACTTGACAAGATCATCTATATCGGCAGTCAGACGCACCCGGCTATCCGAGATCAGGCTGAAGCCTTCAAGTGCAGCATTCGCCAAGTGCTTACTCAATACATGCACGAAGCTGTGCGGTCTCATAATGTGACCTTGGTAAACAAGTTCAAACAGGCAGGGCACCCAGAGCTAATCCCCATTCTAGACGCATAAGGAGATCACACCATGGCGATAACACAGGCAATGTGCACTAGCTTTAAGGCCGAGCTTATGCTTGCCGTGCACGACTTTCGACTGACCAGTGGCGATACGTTCAAGCTGGCGCTGTACACCTCGGCTGCTTCGATTGATGCAAACACCACGGCGTATACCTCGTCGAGTGAAATCTCGTCGTCGGGCACCAACTACACCGCTGGTGGTGGTACGCTGGTTAATCTCGGCGTGACTGCATCCAACACCTCGGCCTCGGCGGGTACTGGTTTTACCGATTTCACTGATCTTACCTTCGCTAATGCCACCATCACGGCTCGCGGCGCGTTGATCTATAACACCACGCCATCGGCTAACGGGACGGCAAATACGACGCTTACCAACGCTGCGGTGGCTGTGCTGGACTTCGGTTCTGACAAGACCTCCACGGACGGGGACTTTACGATTATCTTCCCCACGGCTACTAATACCACCGCAATCATCCGTATTGCTTAGGATTAACGATGGCCCTTGTTCTCGCTGATCGCGTTCGCGACACTACCACTACGACTGGTACTGGTACGGTAACGCTCAGCGGGACCGCCCCCACAGGGTATCAGACGTTTGCCACTGGTGTTGGTAACGCCAACACTACCTACTACACGATCAATGCAGGCTTTCAGTGGGAAGTCGGTATTGGTACCTTCACGACGTCAGGGAACACACTCACGCGTACTACGGTGCTTTCGTCGAGTAGCGGTGTGTCACTGGTGGATTTTGCTGTTGGTACCAAGGACGTCTTTGTAACCTACCCTGCCGAGAAATCGGTAAACTACGACAGCAACGGCTACGTCGGGATCGGCACAACAGCACCCGCGTATCTCCTCGATGCACAACAGACCCTCAACGGCACGGGCGGCATCAATTACCTTAACGCGAGTACGGGCGCATCTTCCGCTGCGACAATCAGCGCCGAGGCAGGGGGCAGCTACTTCTACCACAAGGTGACCCGCGCGACGGGTGTGGTGCAGTTTCGTGGCATCATTGCGACGACGCTCAATCAGGACTTCACCACACAGATTTTCCGCAGTACTGGCGGAACCGAATACGCACGTATCAACAGCGCGGGTCTCGTCGGGATCGGGACGAGTACGCCTGCGAAAATGCTCTCTGTATACCAAAACCAAGGTGGCCTGCGTCTTACCCACGATTTCCTCGTTACGGATTACTCTGAAATCTCGGTCACGACTGGGGGGTTAACAGGTACGTCAGCGATGATCCGCTCGTATCGTGCTGCAACTGATGGCTTTGGTAACGAGGGTGACCTTCGTTTCTACACAAATACCGGTTTAACTTCGGCGGCTACTGACGCAGTTGAGGTGATGCGCATCGACCGGAGTGGCAACGTCGGGATCGGGACGACTGCGCCTGTTGGCCGCTTAACGATCCAAGGCGCGGCTGGAACTAACGGCATTAATCAAGGCATTGGTCTTTTATACTCAAACGGGTCACAGTTTGGCGCATTGGGTCTAAACAACAGCTCAGGCTGGCCGCAACTTATGGCGCGAGCCAGTGCAGGACTTACTTTTCACGTTAACTCTGATTTGCTGACAACGGGCGAGGCCATGCGCATCGACACCAGCGGCAACGTCGGGATCGGGACGACTGCGCCAACTGCAAAGTTAGATGTTGCTGCGGCTGCCTTTACTGGTGGCCCATTAATCGGCGCTCGCTACAATACAGCCAACCTTCGAATGGGCATTGGAATTGCTAACGCCAACGGTTTTCCGTTTGTTGGTGTTAATGTAAACAACGCTGCCGACGACAACGGAACATTTGATATTAACGCTCGGGCTGCTCGTCTCCGCATGGACAGTGGCACTTTTCAGTTTGAGACATCGTCCGTTTCTGGAACTGCTGGTAACGCGATCACTTGGAACACTAGTGCTTATATAGATGCCTCTGGCAATGTCGGGATCGGGAACACTTCGCCAACGTGCGCGCTAGATGTTACGGGCCAAATCGCAACTCGTGGGGCTGTCGGCGGATTTGTTGTGGTATCTCGCGACGGCAGTGGCGCAGACTGGAGCCTCTATAATCCGAGCGGCGATGACCTCCGCATTTTTGGAAACAGCGCCGATAGGTTGACGGTAACCAACGCAGGCGACGTCGGGATCGGGACGAGTGCGCCAGCCGTCAGGCTAGATGTTTCTGGTGGTGGCATCCGTGGACAGGCACTGGATGCTACGGGGTCTCCCGCACTGTTTACATCCACAGGCGGCGGCGTTCTCTACCACAACGGCGGCGGCGCTGTGGTTTTGCGGGCATATGCCAATGCCAGCGGTACCGCTGGAGAGTTGACTTTTAACACGAATGCCGCCGAGCGTATGCGCATCGACGGCAGTGGCAACGTCTTAATCGGTTCAACGGCGGCAAGCGGCCTCGGTACGAAAACTAAATTTAGTACGAATGGCGGTGCCGGTGCGTATAATGGTTCAATTGGCTCAGTGGTAGGCAGCGGCACCGGAGCAATTGATACGGCAATTCCAATTAACCAATATGCTGGCGGCGCAGCAGTTCTTTTAATGGCAAGTCGCAACACATCTGATGGAACTAACACAGACAGCGCGGTTTACATGATAAGGTTCTTTTATGATGGCAACAACGCGCCGACGACGACTTTTATTGCTGGCACAAACTTCCTTACTTTTGGCGTTAGCGGATCGCAGACATTGACAGTCACTAACGCTGGCGGTGGAAACGGTGTTTACGCTTGGTTTGGTAACAAGTAACGCAACTCGAAGGAGAATAGCTAATGACCATCACCAACACATGGGCCGTCGTGCAGATGGACGCCTACCCGGAATACGAAGGCGAACCCGATGTCGTCTTCACGGTCCACTGGACCCTCTCCGGCACTGACGGCACCTACAGCGGCAGCAGCTACGGCTCCGTGGGCATCACGCTCACCGAAGGTAGCACCTTCACACCCTACGCCGACCTGACGCTCGATCAGGTGCTGGGCTGGGTCTGGGCAAACGGCGTGGACAAGGACGCAACCGAAGCCAACGTCGCCGCCCAGATCGAAAACCAGATCAACCCGACCGTGGTAACCCCGCCTATACCTTGGAAGGCATAACTCGGAACTATACCTTGGAAGGAATAACATGGAACTGACCCTCAAGCTGTCCGTCGAAGAGATCAACGCCGTCTTGCAGACGCTGGGCAACCTGCCCACGTCGTCAGGTGCATGGCCCCTCGTCGTCAAGGTCAAGGCACAGGCCGAGGCGCAGGTTAGCGCAGAAGCTAGCAGCGACGACTAAGCATGACTGCCCCGCTGCCTCGCTGGATGAAGACGGCAACGCTGTTTCGCGGGCTGAAGGAAGTCCCCGGCCCGCGCCATAACCCGACGATCTTGGGCTGGCTTGGGTCGTTGCGGGCGTGGTGGCGTGATGACGAGACGCCTTGGTGCGGTGTGTTCGTAGCCTACTGCATGAAGGAGGCGGGTCTCCCGTATCCCAAGCTGTATATGCGGGCGAAGGCATGGTCAGACTATGGCGCGCTACTTCGACCCGATTCGCTCTCACCGGGTGCTATCCTTGTCTTTGACCGGGCTGGTGGCGGGCATGTTGGTTTCTACGCTGGCGAGGACGCAGGACACTATTTCGTGCTTGGCGGCAATCAGGCCAACGAGGTCAGCGTCATGAAGCTGGGCAAGACGCGGTTAGTTGCATCTCGTTGGCCGAAGGGCGAGCCTGTGCTAGGTAAGCCTGTGCTGATGAAGATCGGCGCTGTTTCCACCAACGAGCAATAGGAGGCTCTATGTCTA